TCGGTCACGGCTATTCTTTCCCCATTGGCATTTTCATTGCAAGCCATGCAATGGCAAGATGTCGCAATTGCAGAGCAATGGAACACAATCAGCGGCAGCCTAGATTGGGCCACCGCGCTAGTCGTAGCGTAAGGAGAAACAAGTGAGCAACCCGACCAATCCATTTTCGTGGCAAATGCCGACACCGACCGATTTGGTCACGGATTTGCCAGCGGATTTTGAAGTTTTCGGACAAGCTGTGGCCACATCATTGGCTGATCTATTAGGTGGCACAACCGATCAAGTGTTGGCCAAAAATAGCAACACAGACATGGATTTCAAGTGGGTCACATCAGATGATGCTAATGCAATCCAAAACACAATTGTAGATGCTAAAGGCGATCTAATTGCAGCTAGTGCAAACGACACACCAGCCCGCTTAGCCGTGGGCGCAAATGGCGAGACACTTATAGCAGATAGTTCAACAGGAACAGGTTTAAAGTGGTTTTCGCTTGCAAAAACTGCAACGGATTATCAAGCTGCTTCCGTAAATAATCCTGCTGGAACCGCTTACGCAGCATCAGCAGGAACAGACCCAACAGTCACTATCACAACAGGAACAAAAGCCTTAGTTATTGTTCAGGCAAGATTCTTTACAACAAATGTTAATTTTGTAAGTTTTGATGTGAGTGGAGCAACGACAATTGCAGCAGCGGACTCAGGAAGCGCATCTGTTGCCTTTGGTTCTTCATCTATGGGAACCGCGGTGACATACCTAGACAACCTGACGGCTGGTTCTAATACTTTTACAATGAAATACAAATGCAATGTAACTGCAAGTGGTTCCTACGATTTAAGAAGGATTACGGTGGTTGTACTATGAGTAAGTTTTCTTTTATTCCAATGTTTGATACTTCTGAAACTGAAGAAATGCGCTGGACTGCTTTAAGGTATTATAGAGATATTTTATTAAAGCAATCTGATTGGACTCAATTACCAGATTCACCAGTAGATAAACTAGCTTGGGCTACTTATCGTCAAGCATTAAGAGATTTGCCAGCACAAGGAGGATTGGCCGATGATGCGGAATTTCCAACCTCGCCATGAGTGATTTTCCACAAGGCACATTGCCGCGTTTGATTCAGGTTGCGCTCGCTGAGGTGGGCACAATCGAAACAGGCAACAATGAAACAAAGTACGGCAAATTTATGAAAGCCGACAAGCTGCCATGGTGTGGCTCATTTCTCAATTGGTGTGCTCATCAAGCCGGGGTCAAGGTGCCAAATGTGGTTAGCACAAAAGCCGGTGCCGAGGCATTTAAGAAAGCCAAGCAATGGCACACCACACCAAAGATTGGTGACTTTGTTTTCTTTGATTTCATCATCGATGATAAAGAAACGATCAATCACATTGGCTTGGTGATCCGGGCATCGGAAAAACAGATCGTGACCATTGAAGGCAACACATCAGGCGGTTCAGGAAGTCAGCGCAATGGTGGCGAAGTCATGGTCAAATCAAGAGCTTTGGGAGCACGCTCATTTGTTATCGGTTATGGCCGACCAGCTTATGAGCCGTTTGCCGGTGATTTACCGGATCGACCAAAAGGAGAAAAATAATGGAACAAGCAAAAGCAATTGCGGCATCATGGGCGCGCTCATACATAGCAGCAGCTTTGGCCGTGTACATGGCCGGTGGCGACATCAAGGCAATGGCAATGGGTGGCGTGGCAGCTGTTGTGCCTGTCATTTTGCGCTGGCTCAATCCAGCTGACAAAGCTTTCGGTTCAACGGGGAAATGATCCGGAAATCACTCGCGGCAGGTTTAGCTTTGATCTTTTTGCTAAGCCTTGCCGGGTGTGGTTATCAAGGCTGGGTGCGATACCCATGCCAATTGCATGAAAACTGGGAAAACCCGGAATGCTTAAAACCGCAATGCAAAGTGACTGGTACCTGTACGGAGGATTTGATTGGCGATGGCTTCAAAGAGTAAAGACCGCTTAAGTCAAGAGGAAATCAAAGCACGCTTGATGTTTCTTATTGGCGCGGTTTTGTCATTTGTCTTTTTGATTGTAACTCTTGGCATCACTTACGCATTGATCTTTGTAACTCAGCCAATTGGAGCACAAGCTCCCAATGATGCAGCTTTCATCGATTTACTCAAAACCTTGGCAATCTTTCTCACCGGGTCATTGGGTGGAGTTTTGGCATCTAATGGCCTCAAAGATAAAACCACAAAATCAGAATATGAAAAAAGCATTGAAAGGCGTTTAGGCGGTAGCGACACGCCATGATTTGAGCGTGATTCTTGAATTTGTCGCATTTGCCTGTCACTCTCTCTTTTGGGAGCGAAGCACAGTAGTTCCCGAATCGGGAGCAATACAATGAACGAAGCATCAATTGTTATCATGTGTTTGATCGCTGGAGCCTTTTGGGCCGTCATGGCCTATTCGGTAGGTTTTAAGGAAGGCGAGCGACAAGGCTATACAAGAGGCCGAGCCGTGGCACGCCATGCCGTCTCAGCTGATCGGAAGGCCAAGTGATGGCCTCTTTCATGGATGGGTACGAAGGCAACAAAGAGCGCACAGACCGCTGGATTGCCACATTTCCGCAAGGTAGGTTGGAATCGCACATTATTGAATTTAATGCCGAAAAAGGCTATGTGCTAGTACAAGCCAAAGCATTTCGCAATCAAACCGAAATCGATCCAGCCGGCATTGATTATGCATACGGCTATCTTGCAGCTTATCCGGACAAAATGAAACGCTGGATGATTGAGGACACTTGCACATCAGCTTTGATGCGCGTGATGGCCTTGGTTATGGGCAACACCGAGAAGGCAACCAAAGAGGTCATGGCATTGGTTAAGTCTGAAACACCGGCAGCCGATTATGACTATTGGAGCACAAAACATGGAGATGTGCCGAGTTATCAAACAGCGGCAGAAGCTGAGCAAGCCGGAACACCATCATTTGGATCATCGGCCGATTCTGCATGGACAGCTGATGCCGTGCCATCGTGCTCACATGGATCAATGCGTTGGAATCAAAGCAAGCCAGATGCACCGAAATCATGGGCTGGTTACTTTTGCAGCGAAAAGGTTAAAGAAAAGCAATGCACGCCTCGTTGGTATGTCTTGCGCAGCACAGGAGCATGGGAGCCACAGATATGAGCGACTATGTAGAGATCATTTATCCTCAAGAGATGAAAGCGCGATTGATGTGCAATGGCGAAATCGTTGAGGAATACAAAATCGAGCAATGCGACAAGTGCTCGCAGCTGAGGCGATTGGATCACTTTGGCTACCAAAAAGGCTATGACAAGCAAGACAACATAATTTGGTTTTGTGGTGATTGCCGATGATAGATCGCATTGAGGAAGTGCAATGCATGATTGCAGCCATCCAACATTGCCATGATCGATCAGCTGATCACAGCTCACGCATTGTAAAAAACCTTTCGTGGTTTGAGTATGTGGCCCAAATGGGCGAATCAATGGCAGCTGAGTTATTCGTGGCCAAGCGATTGGGTTATGACTACACACCGGGCATCACATGGGATAAGTCAAAGGCGGATGTGGGCGAGCACATCGAAGTCAAATGGTCAGCCAATCCAGCCAGCAATTTATGGATTCAAGATTCAGATCGCCATGACCGAGACATTGCCGTATTGGTAACAGGCAACACACCAAAGATGCACATCGTGGGCTGGATGCCCGTGGCCGTAGCGAAAAAACCACGCTATCGAAACGCATCACAAAACAATTGGAGCGTGCCACAAATCAATCTGCAACCAATCGAAACACTTATGAGGAGCAATTATGCACATCCTGCAATTTGATTGTTCGATTTGTTCAAAGCTTTACGGAAAGCCAAAGCAACGCCATGGACTCAAGAAAGGTGCAGAATTAACAGAGCATGAATGGTTTGCACAATGCATGAGCTGTGGCACATTTGGAATCAAGATCGTTGATGATGCTCGGATTGAGGAGATGTCATTATGAATAGGTTATCCACAGGCATCATCCACAGGCTGTGCGCAACGCCCAACAGCACGCTCAATGTTGCAATGTATTTGCGTAGTTCGGTACGCTCCATGCTCGTGGGCGAGCCGCTGTGGCGGATAGCTCGCAAGCGATGCTTGGTGCTATTGGCCGCGCTATGTTTTGCTAGCGCAACACCGGCACAGGCCACACAAGATGCAACAAAGAAACAATCAATCAATTCATTGAAGCTTTATGCTCACTCACGAATCGTTGATTGGCAAGAGATGAAATGCTTTGACATACTAATCACAAAAGAAAGCAATTGGCGTGTTGAGGCAATCAATCCCAATGGCAATCACTTTGGCTTAGGCCAGATGCGCAACACCAAATACAGAAACCTTGATGGCTATCGCATGATTGACTGGACTCTCAGATACATCGATCACAGGTATCAAGGCAAGATTTGCAATGGAGCTTTGGCTCATTGGCGAAAGCATGGGTGGCATTGATGTCGAGAGCTTGGAAGAATGGTGGCTCACGAGCTTGGCGGAAAACCAGAGAAGCTGTGCTAAAGCGTGATGGAGCGTGTCAGCAATGTGGCACAACGGAAGGCCCAATGCACATCGATCATGTGATACCTAAGAGGCTAGGTGGAAGCGATGAAATGTGGAATTTGAAGCAAATGTGTCAAAAGTGCAATTTGAGCAAAGGTGGTCGTTTTTTTGAGGCGGACAGGACAC